TCTGGTACTGCCACTGACGGTGTCTATGCCCGTTGGTTGGATTTCCCCGGTGAGCAACTCATCTCTCAAGTTGAGGTTGAGATTGGTGGCCAAAGAATCGACCGTCAATATGGTGACTGGATGCACATCTGGAACCAACTTACACTCACATCCGAGCAACAACGTGGATACTACAAGATGGTTGGTAACACCACCCAACTTACCTTCATCACCGACCCCTCTTTCAACGATGTTGATGGACCTTGTGAGTCTAACGCTCCTCGCCAAGTGTGTGCTCCCCGTAACGCTCTTCCCGAGACCACTCTTTACGTTCCTCTTCAATTCTGGTACTGCCGTAACCCCGGTCTTGCCCTTCCTTTGATTGCCCTTCAATACCACGAGGTCAAGATCAACCTTGACATCCGCCCCATTGATGAGTGCTTGTGGGCTGTTGGTACTCTTAACAACGCCAAGTGCTCTGGTTCTGGTAAGGTGACCACTGCCTACAACCAATCTCTTGTTGCTGCTTCCCTCTATGTTGACTATGTCTTCTTGGATACCGATGAGCGCCGCAGAATGGCCCAAAACCCCCACGAGTACCTCATTGAGCAACTTCAATTCACTGGTGACGAGTCTGTCGGTTCTTCCAGTAACAAGATCAAGCTCAACTTTAACCACCCCGTTAAGGAGCTTGTTTGGGTTGTTCAACCTGACCAAAACGTTGATTACTGCTCTTCTCTTGAGTGTACTCAAACCCTTTACAACACTCTTGGTGCCCAACCCTTCAACTACACTGATGCCGTTGATGCTCTTCCCAACGCCATCCACTCCTTCGGTGGACCTGAGTCTGTTGCTGAGACTTCTCAATCTTTCATCAATTCCGACGGTCTTTTCCAAGACGCTGGTGCTGCCGATGTTACCACCCAAAACTGGTGGTCTAACGGCGTTGGACCCAATGTCGCATACGATGCCCCCAAACTTGGTTTCGACGGTATCCAAAACTCTGGTGTCTCTGATGCCGGTACTTTCGTTCTTGCCGAGACCTCTCTTGACATGCATTGCTGGGGTGAGAACCCTGTTGTAACTGCCAAGTTACAGCTTAACGGCCAAGACCGCTTCTCTGAGCGTGAGGGAACATACTTCGACCTTGTCCAACCCTTCCAACACCACACTCGCAACCCCGACACTGGTATCAACGTCTACTCCTTCGCCCTTCGCCCCGAGGAGCACCAACCTTCCGGTTCTTGCAACTTCTCCCGCATTGATAACGCCACTCTTCAACTCGTTCTTTCCAACGCCACCGTTGAGGGTACCAAGACTGCCAAGGTCCGTGTATATGCCACCAATTATAATGTGTTAAGAATTATGAGCGGCATGGGTGGGCTGGCGTATTCAAATTAGTTATGTTCTCTATATCGTGTATGGTATATGTGACCTACAAAGTATTCTAATAAAGGGTTCTCCCACAAAAACAAAATAAAAATATAAACTAATTAATTTATATAAAACTTATAAATTAATTATTATCCACTTAAATAGTCGTTTCTTTCTTTGATTTTCGATAATCGGCCAACTCTTTTGCCCTTTGTTTTTTATATTCTTCATCGCCATATTTTTCTTTCAACTTATCACGCGAAATTTGTTTTCTGATACGCGCTTCTTCACGTTTTTCTTCGGTAGATTTTTTATTCATATTTTTTACAATATTTTTGGACGGTCTATGCGTTTTACTTATAAGGGTGGTCGTCTCAACTTTATTTTTACATTTCAGAAATATTTCAGTCATTTTATTACACAATTCGCCTAATTCCATATCCTTTTTAATATAGTTACAACTTCCACAGCACGGCTTCACATTACTCATTATATACCCCAGATGATTATCTATACGGTCAATACCATTTCTATATTTTTCATACGATTTTCTACCACATAAATAACATTGTGAATTTATAATTATATTATATTCCTCTTCTGATAATTCAAATGGTAATGATTTATTGTCTGCACGTCGTTTATATTCATTATAACTTCGCGCATTAGTATCACAAAACTCTTCCGGAAAATAACGACCCTTAATTTTATTATTATAATTCAAAATATGTTCAATTCGCTTCAAAAATACATCGACCGATAAAGAACACTTCATATAATTACACGTTGGGCAACAGCTCACGCAATTGTCACTAACATAACCTATATTTGAATCCAATCTATCAATACCATTAAATCCACGTTCTTGGATAACATCACAATAATGACACGGTTCCTTTACAAGTTTATCAAATTCTTCCTGAGATATTTCAAGATCAAAATTTTTATCTCTAGCTGAACGTGAATATACTCCATATTGTAATTTAATATTGTTTATTTTATTTTGGTTATTCACCTTTACTTTCTCTGGATTACTATCTCTCCATTGTTTCGCAGTTTGAGCGTTTCTTGTCAAATATTCATCTATATCCGCGTCAATCTTTCGTTGTCTATGATTCATACAATACATAACAATCTTCTCATAATTTGCCTCCTTCCATTCAGCTTTTTTCGCAATTCGTTCCGGTTTCTTATCAGAAATGCGATGTAACTCATTACAATGCTCTTTATCTCGTTTTTGGTCTTGAATACGATTATTGTCCCTACAATTCTTACAAGATTTCGTAGTTCCACCATTGACACCAATAAATAAACTATTTTCAAATTCCTTACAACACGTAGAACACGTTTGATGTGTATCTGTTTTCTTACTAGCCAACGCATTTACTCTACGATTTTTGTCTTGTTCGCGGTCTTTTTCCAAACATATCTGGCAACGGGAATATTGATAATCTAACTCAAGTTGGGTTCTACAGCCACGAACATATTGCTTACAAACTTTCTTACACATAGCTACGGTTTCGTCAACAAATATACAAAGTTGATGCTTATTACAGTAAATATTTTCAATTGAGCGTTTGAATACACAACCATCATTCGCGCATAAAACCACATTTTCACGGCTTATTTGTCTATTCTGTTTTCCTCTATCACTGCACGAAATACAAATCTTACCATCAGGTATATAATATGACTTTTTACAACCCGAACATATCTGTAAGTTTGATAACATTTCTTCCGTATAATCAACCATATAATCGTGATTTTTACAAAAGCGCGTGTCATTTATCACATTACATCTACATCCTTTCAAATTTCTATCAATCGCCAAACATTTTATCATTCTTATGTATTACATATACATATCTTTTTAAGTTGTTAATTATAATATTAACAACTTAATTCTAAATATTCTCATCCTTTTTGCTTTCTTCCAATTCTGTTTGGAGTTTTTCCTTTCTTCGTAAATAGGCTTGTTTGTTATATTCCTTTCTTTGTTCAGGGGTGGATTTATAAGTAGTTTTTTCTCGACACCGTTTTACTCGTTCCTTCACTAATTCTTTGTTTTTCTCGTAATACGCTTTACTACTTGCTGGCGCAGTGTATTTTTTGAGATGCTCTTTAGTGGATTGTAGTTCCGCCTCTAATTGAGCGTTTTTTTCTTCCAATTCTTTGATACGAAGGTCTTTATCCATTACTTCTATTTTACAATCTATAATATAGATTAATCTTTATATCTGGTTCATAACATATATACCCTCCCTCACCCATTTAACTTTCGACAGGAAAGCCCCAGACGGATAAAGACAAAACTTGATAAATGTGTTACAAGAAGAAGATGAATTAGAAGAACAAATATCTATCCTTAGAGAGAAAACCAAGGTTTAATACGACTATGAAATATAATACATTTCCCATACTTTGTAGCATAGTGAGCCAAATAGTATCCAAATAAAAACATTCATGTCCCATAATTCCGGGTACCACATATATATTTCTTGTAATGGGTATATCATTATTTTTACTGCTCCCATAGGAGAAAAATAGTCACCTCTCCACCATATGTTTCCTATATACGGGCTAAACTGAACATATATCAAATATAACAATATTATTACTATTTGTACCCATAATAATTGTATCATTTACCACTTGTGTATAATAGTTAGACGAATAAAATATTTAAAAAATAAAATAATTTCCATTTTTTAAATATATATAATATATATCAATGTCCGAAATGGAAACCTACCTAAAAACAATTGTATCGTATGAACAACCTTGGTGTAAAATGATGGGATTTTTTAATCCATATGTAGATCCGTTTGACCATTTTATATCCAAAAATGTTCCCGATTTTGATTATCAAGCATTCTATAAATATAAGGAACATAATTTTGTGTATGACAAATTATGGGTCGCCAGGTCACAAGGATTATTATGTGGAGAATTAAAAGATCTGAAACAAAATAATAATATTGCTTTACCCATTTTTACCAAACCACGATGGGGACATGAAACAGCCTCTAGTAAAAACTGCTTCAAAATAACACAATGGAGTGAAATCGAACAATATAAACACATCCCTGATATGATGTGGTCTGAATTTATCGACGCAAAAGAACAAATGACCGACTATATTTTAGTGAATGGTCAAATCATGTATCAAATAACCTATGTTTATTCAGAAACACAAAATGGTTTTATTGATGATTGGAAATATATTAGTCCCGATAACAAACCAATCCCTAAAATAACAGACTGGGTAAATAGACAAATGGGAGGATTTACCGGAGCAGTAAATGTTCAATATAGAGATGACAAAATTATTGAAGTCGGACTTCGTTTAGCACGTGGAGGAGCATATATTTTAAGCACTAAGAACAAATATTTAATTGAAAATATCAATAATGTAGTGGACAAAGGTCAATGGGATTATAACATTCAAGAAAAAATGACCTTCAAACCATTTTATTCTTTTAAATGTTATAGCACAGCCCCATTAATTTATGTATATCCCCAATACGTCATTGATTATATTATGAAAAAACATAAATGTATGCCTTTTTATGAATATTATTTTGAGCCATCCGGCAAAAACGGAATGGTGGTTTTCCAGTTTATGCACCCAGATTTTGACGAAGGAATGAAAGTAAAAAAGCACATTGAAACGATGATTAATTTTGCGCAATATTTGTTTATTTTACTCTTTATAATTGGTTTAATATTATTTAGCATTAATAAAATAGTTGGGCTAATTGTCATTATAAGCGTAGGAATGCTATTTAATACTCGTTTTTTAAATCCACTTGGGGTTCAGTATCAACATTGGAAAGCAGCGAAACAAATCATATTCGGATAAAAATAGTATTATTTCCAACACCGTTTTACATCATTGGTAATTTTTTAGTTTCCTGATTAAATACAGTCAATATGCTGTTTATATAAACCCCAAATACTTACATTATCCAAGCGAGTACGTTGCGCAAGCACTTGTGTTGTCATTAAATAATCAGCTACGGGTTTATAAAACAACCAATATCGGTCCTCTGTTGCGTTGGTATTTACATGTACGTAAAAGACATTTCCGGGAAAGGTTGGAGAATCTCGTTCAGTCGAGGTGGTTTCTTGTCCGTTTACATATTCAATCATATTTCCAATTTCAATTACATTATTCCCATCCCATCCCCAGGTACAGACCTTCAAGTTATTAATAATGCCGCGATATTTGTTTGTACGAACACCTTCAACAAAGCTTTCAATATAATATGTATGTCCAGTTTCCAAATCGTATGGTGAAATTGAGTTCATTTTTGATAAAGGCCGTATAAGTTATGTAAGAATATAATTGTTAAATTA